TTTTAAAAATTCTAATAGTATTTTAGATATTCTTCTTTTTATTTTTTTAGTTTTGTTTAATAATTTAAGATAATTCGTTATATTATAAATAATGAATAATATAAGTAATAAATTCGTAATTAAAAATATTACAGTAAATAGATGACAAATCACATCATTATTTATTTTTAATGATTTAGATATTTCATAGATTGAGTTATAAAAATACATTAATAGTTTAAAGATTATATAAATAAGAATTTATAAGGTTTTTTATATTTATTATTTTTTATAAAATATAATATAATAAATTATCTAGGATGCATATAAAAAATTCCTTCTTTATTACTAGAAGAAGAAAATTCAAATGTAAATTGCCCATTTCTTAAAGCAGCTGCAACTTTAGCACCAACTTGATCTCCTATTAATTGCGATATTTGTTCCCAGTCTTCTTGGTTATAAGATGATTTATTAGAACTTCCTCTTTTTGATCGATATGTTTCTTCTGTTTCTTCTATTCTAGGAGAATTAGGTAATACTATTTTAGAAGACGAAGAAGCGGTTTTAGTTAAAATTTGATTTAATTTTTCTGTGTTTAATTTATCAACATTAATGGCTAATAAACCTATGCCTTCTGCAAGATCTTTAACTGATAAACTTAATTTAGACATTCCATCTAAAGATTCAGTAATTTTACTGGTTGATTCCATTAAATCACTAAATTTACCTATATTTTTTTCTGCCTTTTCGGTGTCTGAAAGCACTGTTTGGTTTCCCATTTGTCTAGAAAATTCTCCTAATGTATTTATAATATTTTTAGCTATATCAGAAACACTGATAACATTTTTAACTTTTCCTTCTGAATCTAGTATAGGAATTTTTTTACCATCTCCAAACGATGCATATTGATTTAATATTTCAGAAAATTTTGTTATGGGTTCTAATAAACCCGGTTTTTCTCTTCCAAAAGATAATCCTAAAAATTTATATGCTTTTGAACCCATTAATATCGTAGCCAATTTCATCATGCTTCTACCTTTTTCACCAGAAAGTTCAAATATGCTAGTATGTTTAACTAATTGATCTACAAATGTTCCAAATGAATTTGCTATATTGGAAGCAACATCAATTATTTTAACTTTTCGTGGAACTTGTTTAAATTTAGCATTTCCATCTTCATCTGTTCCATCCGGAACCATTTCAACATAACCTATTTCACCGGCAGGACCAAATTGGGAAAATGTTTTAAGAACATCTGCGAAATCATGTAAACCTGCTAAAATACCTCTTCTTCCTGTAAGAGCTCTACCAAGTTTTTTAAGAGCTTTAGCTTTTGTCGTAGTTAAATTTTCTGTTGAAACTAATAATGCTTCTAAAAATGTTTTAATACTATATGATACATTATTTGCAACATTTCTAACATTAATCTTTTCTCCAAATATAGGTCTACCATTTTTATCATAACCATTAATCACACGCATATTTTCTAATTCAGCAAATGCAGAAATAGCAAAAGCAAACATAGATAATGTTAATGACATCGCCATTAATACAGCAAGTCCTGCAAAAATTTTATAACTATTTTTTATAAACTCACCAACTCCTTTTAAACCAGATTTTCCTCCCGTTAATGGCCCAAATCCTTTTAATAATCCTTCTATAGTTCCACCAACTAAAAATGCAATTTGCTCACCAATATTTTCTTTTTCTAATGATTTAGCTGTCTTAGATAATTTAGCGATAGACAAAGATAATAATATAAGAGCTATAGAAATTCCGATGGCAACTCCTACTCCAGTTATTACTATTCCAGCAACATATGGAATTCCTAATAAAGCGAAGGCTGCAACTGCTGCTAATAAAATTAATCCAAATGTTCCTAATCCTTTCATTATCATCTTTTTGTTATCATCTTTTTCTTCTTTGGAACCTTTTTGTTCACCTAATGATAATGATCCTCCTTGTAAATATTTAGCTGCTGTTGCTACAGCTATCATTGCTCCAGATAAAACTAAAAGTCCTAATGACATTAGAAATACAACACCAGATCCCTTTTTTATTAAACTTTCGGCAGCGCCCATTAATGCAAATAATCCTATAGCTGATCCTATAATTAATCCCATTAATAATAATGAACCTGCTATAGAACCTCCTGATTCTTTACCCATAATATATGGAATAAGTTTTATTGTTAATGCAAATGCAATAAGACCCAATGATAAAAATGCCATTCCTATTCCAATATCTTTTATTGTATTAGTTCCTCTATCAACAAGTTTTTCAGCAAACGCAAGAGCTCCAAATAATAGTACTATAGAAATTACAGTAAACCCTAAAAACGTAAGGACATCACCAGGCTTAGACATTTTTAATAAAGCGGTTGTTAATAATAAAGAAAAAGCAAATGAGAATATTCCTAATGATAAAAATGCCATTCCAATACCTATATCTTTAGTTGCTTTTATTCCTTTACCTATAAATTTATCTGCTAATGCTAATACGCCAAACATTATTGATAATGAAATTACAGTTAATCCTAAAAATGCTATTAAATCACTGGGTTTAGTCATTTTTAATAATACAGTTGTTAAAATCATTGAAAAAACAAATGAAAATATTCCTAATGACAAATAACTCAATCCTATTCCCATGTCTTTAATGACGTTTGTTCCTTTTTTAACGAACTTATCTGCTAATGCTAAAGCACCAAACATTAACGTTAAAGATATAATTGTAAATCCCAAAAATGTAAAAACATCACCAGGTTTTGATAATCTTAATATCATACTTGTTAACAATAAAGAAGCAGCAAACGCTACAATACCAGCAGAAAGATATAATAAAAATGTAGATATTGACTTTAGTGGTTTTGCCATTTTTTCAAAAGACTTGCCCATTTTATCAAAAACCGATATGGCATTGTCTATTCTTTTTGTTTTTCTTTCATTACCCATGTCATACATAAAATCATAAAAACCCTTTAATACAGATAACGCTTTACTAACTAATTGTGTCTTTAAATTTCCTAATTGTATTAGATTTTTTATTAAGATAGGTAATGCATTAGACACCTTCATTATTCCTTGAGAAAAATAATCAAAATTCTTTCCTTTATCTCCTTTAACCATATCTGTTATATTCTTCATGAAAGATATAAAGGATCTTTGTGTTTTCTCATCAACTTTATTAAAAGATGCTAAACTTCCAGCTATAAATGCTCCTTTAACATTAGATGAAGCTTCTTTCTTACTATCACCCGAAGATTGATCTATTTTCTTTTCAATTTTAACAACTGTAGATAAAATTCCTTGTAAAAGCTCATTAGCTGTTTTAGCCATTTATTTATAAATGTAATTTTATTTATATATCTAATAAATTAAAATATTCAAATTTTTGTTTATATTTGCTTTATTAAATTATTATTTAACTTATGGATTCTAATATTATTGCATTTGCTATTAAAGCTCATCATGATACAAATCATATGTATGATGGTAAACCATATTCTATACATCTTGCTTTAACAGTATGTTATGCACAAAAATATATAAATTTAATTCCTGAAAATTACCAAAATGATATAATAAGTGCTTGTTGGTTACATGATACTATAGAAGATACAAGACATTCCTATAATGATATTAAAAATATTTCTAATGCTTATATAGCAGATGTTGTTTATGCAGTTACAAATGAAAAGGGAAAAACCAGAAAAGAACGAGCAAATAGTAAATATTATGAAGGAATAAAAATGGTTCCATTTGCAAAATTTGTTAAAATGTGTGATAGACTCGCAAATGTTAAATATTCAGTAGATACAAATTCTAGGATGAAAGAAATGTATAAAAAAGAAAATGAATATTTTATTAAATTATTATTTTCAAAAGATAATGTATATGAAACAATGATTAATGAATTAAATTCGTTATTACAAATTAATTAAATAATAATTTTTATATCAATTTTTTAAACATAAAATTATGCAATCAAAAGAATTTGAACACTTAATTCAGGGAGATCCCGCGCAATGGGCGCAATTTAGTAAAATTCCCAACTTAACAACTTTAACTGAAAAAAAAGAATTTAAAAAAGAAATTCAACAAAACCAAATTCCAATTCCAGAAAATGTTCAATCTGAAATAAATAGATTTATGACTACTGAACGCCAAAAAGGAACCAAAGAGAGAACAATACGCAGAATGGTTAAAAGAAAGTGGAATATAACAGTTGTTTAATATAATTATATGATAAATTTAAATTAAAAAAAATAAACCCCCTTAAAATTTAGGGGGTTGCATTTTTGGAATATTTACTTTTGGTATATTAAACCCACCAAAATTAGTTCCAGACGGTTTTTGATATTGCTTTTGATATTCCTTTTCTTTAGATTTATATTGTTTTTCTTCTTCATCTAAAGCTTCTTCAAAATTCTTAAGCATATATTCTATTCTATAAAACTCCATTTTATCTAGATCTAATGGACTTAAATGTAATTTATATATAGAAATGAATTCTATTTTAAACCAATTCTCCAAATGGATTTGAAATAGAGAAAATAGAGGCAATCCCGCCTTGAAAGGATAATGGAACAGTCCGTTCACCCCCTTCCTCATCTCTATATCTAACTACAGGATCTATAGTATCCATAAAGATTTTCCTAATTTCTGTTAAAACTGATATTTCTGATATACTCCAATTATGAGAATCCATAACAATTTTAGAATAAGTGTCATCATTTAACCCCCTCCAATCAGTTATTACAAATGGAGCATACGATATAAAATCTTCATCTATAACTTCATTTTTCTGTCTTTTTCTATTTATATAATTCTTTAACCAATTTGTAACTCCCACTGAAGGTATACTTATTTTTATAGATTTTCCACTCTTAAATTTTAAACAAATTATCCTTTCAACTTCAGAATAATATTTCATTATCCTATCATCAAAATTAATATAATCAATCATGTCCTTTGCCACATCTATTTTAGATGTTTCTGATGTTTTAACTTGAAGCTTATTCTCTCCATTCACAAAAGTCAACTCCCTTATAGCTAATATAATATAAAACCTATCTACTTCTTTTATATCTCTCCACGAAGCAACTAATTTAGGATATTTAATTTTACAACATCTCTCTAAAACATAATTCAACATATCATCTAAAGATGATAAATCTATTTCATTTATAGTAGACCAATGCCGTATTTCATTAGCTGTTGCTGATCGTATAGTTATCTCTGTTCCTTCTGGATAAAATAATCCTTGAGTAGGCAAATCTTTAATAGAAATTTTTTGCCACCCTATTTGATCTGAAAATTCTATTTGCTCCTTAGGACGCTCCCATGGTTTTCTAATATTAGATGTATCTTGTATAGAAGAACCTACAACTGACGTTGAAGATTCTTCTTTTTCAGCATATTGCTTTAATGCTTCTTCTCTTTCGTTCATAAAAATATTATTTTTATTATATATCTTTTATATAATGAAATTAGCAAAGTTTTAAAAATATTTTAATTTATTTTAACCCATTCATATTTAATTAAACCTGGACCATTTATTTTAAAATACTTTTTATTTTTCAAATAATTTTCATCTATATTTTTATTTTTATCTAAAAAATCAATATCATTATATTTAATTTTTCCTTTTACCCACCAGTGATTTATTTTAGTGTGTTCAATTTCTTTAAATCCTAAAATATTATATATTTTTCTGTCACTTATATTACATCTACAATAAGTTATAATGTAATTTGGGTTAAAAACATTTAAAAAATATTTAAACAATTTAGAAGCACCTCCAATAACAGATGTATTTAATTTAGAACAAAATCGCAATAATTCATAATTATTGTCTTTTATATTTTTAAAACACGTTAAAGCTACTAATTCGTTGTTAAAATATAAACCAATATTTATAGATGAACAACAATTTAGATGTAAATGATTATTATTTAAAAATTCAGATTTTTGTTTTTCATCTACATAATTAATTTTACATTTTTTAGCATAAATTTTATTTTTAGTTAATTGTAATTTATGTAATATCATTGATTTTACAATATCATTATGATATAACCAATCATCCTCCCAAATAGATATTAGTTGAATATTATTATCACCGCATAATTTCCATTTATTGTAATGGTAATATTCTTCTTTAGAATCACTATTATGAAAGTAAACACCATTAAATTCAAATCCTATATTATGTGAGGGAATTAAAATATCAATTTCTTTTTTTAGATGTCTATCATTTTCTATATATTCTTTATTACAATGTTGGCGAATAAATGAAGATAGTTCTTTTTCTCCTTTAGATGAAGTATAACAATTTTTATGTTTTTTACAACCTACTGAATAACTCTTACTGGTTTTTGAATAAAACACATTTTCATTACACCTAGATTGAATACATTTTGGAATTTCTTTTATGTGATGTTTAAAAACATATGTTTTTTCTTTCCATTCATTTATATTAAATTCTTTTGCATACAATAAAACACATTTATAAATATCTGGATAAAATCTTTTTAATGAATTTTGAACTAAAAATTTAGAAGAATATTTAGGATAACTATTTAAAATATCGTTATAAACTTGAATATTATTAATTATTTGTTCATTTGATGGATTATAATCTTTTAAGAATTCATTTAAACAATTTTCACAATAAAAAATTTTAGTTTTAAATTTTAAATTATATAAACTTCGTAACATAAATATAGAAATATATAAATCTCCATGTTTACAAAAGTCTTCTATTAAATATTGTCTTTTATTGTTTTTATATATCAATTTTATATCTTTATCAAATTTTTTAAATTCATTATTTCTTTTTTTAATATTATTTGAAATTCGTTTTGATTGATCCGGTTTAAGACCTACATTAACATTAACTAATTCCTTTCTATAACGAGGATCAAATTTATCTATTTTAAATATGTTTCCATCTTTATCTTTAACTACAACTTTATTTTTATGAATAGAAATTAATTCTCCATTTAAAAATCTAGGGTCATCTATATTTACTTGAAATTTATTTCCTTCTTTATCTTTAACAACAATTTTTCCTTTAGTTGTTGATATTAATTCTCCATTTAAAAATCTAGGATCTTTATTATTAATAACAAATTTATTACCATCTTTATCCTTAACTACTATCACACCTTTTTTATTTAGGTTATAATCAGTTTTTTCGATAAATTTTTTATTATAACAAATGCTTCTTTTTTATTTAAACAACTACATATAATTTTTAATTTAAAATTTTTTATTCCTAATTTTTTAATATCTGAATTTAATTCTTTATTTGTTGTAGATGAAATAAACACATTATCATCATTTGTATATGTGAAAAAACTTCTTTTATTTAAAATATTTGTAATTTTAAAAACTTTCATAACTGCATTTATAAATTTAAATTTTTAATCAACAAATAGTTTTATAAAATAAAAAAATGTTATCTCATATAATATGGATTTAAAGACAATTAGTTTTTTAATTAAACCATTTTTCATATGAGTATAGTAATAATAACATTTTTACATGAATTTTTTTTCTCATAACTTTTGTTATAATTATCTTTCATTCTAAATAAAAAAAGACCTTAAAATTAAGGTCTTTTTAATTTGTTAAAATATTTTTATTAAACTATAGATTCATCCCATGAGTCCACCCTGAGAGTGAAGTTTTCTATTCTATAAATTTCATCTTTCATAAATCCTAGTTCTGGAGCAGGAAGTTGACTTATCGGAAAACAATTGAATGCTTTCCACTGCCAAAAGGGCACAGCACCTCTATTATATAGGGTTATTAACATCCATGGTGAAATGTAATCTTGTTTTAACCCAGTACGGCCTGTTAGTGGGTCATAAACTAAATCACACCATTTCCTCAACGTTTTTAACGCATATGCTGATGGTGTATTATCTATATTTACTTCAAATGTTATGCCAATGTCCATTGTTGTTTTGTCTGGTTTTGCACCAGCGAAGCTTCTTGTGGCCCATTTGTAGTGTTGTTCTGCTGGTGTAGTAGGAAATGAGTGAGAAACTAATCCAGTTATATCTTGAACATTTTCCAGTAGTAAGTTAGTATTTTCTTCTGAAGAACCAACACCAACAGGAAGAGCTATTTGAATTGTAAATAAATTAAGATATACTGGTTCATACAATTCCTGCGCGGCACGTGAGTTTTTCCAATGAGGCAATCCGAATGAGCCTTTTGATTTAAAATCGGCCATAATTTATGAATATTATTTTATTTAATTTTTAATTATAATTTTTATACAGTTGTAAATCCACCAGAACTTGTGGTTCCTAATTTATTAACTGTTATTCTGTTTATTATTTTTTCCATTCCTTTGTTAATCCATACTCCTATATCGATGATTCCAAAGCCTTCATCTATTAATTCTTTTGTGTTGTTTGATTCATCCATAATTATTTCATAATCATATAGAGCTCCAGCGTCTTTTATTGATTCAAGGATTGGGGTAACTGAATTAACAACATTTAATCTAGAGACAGGGTTATTATAGTCAAACACAAATTGTTTAAGAACGTCATCTACTTGAAGTTCTATTGTATTAAGAATTTCTCTTACATGTAGATAATTATAATCACTTTTTACAGTTTGGTATGATGTTCTATTTGAATATATAAGAACTTGTGCAGTTTGTGGTCTTTCAATAATAGAGTTGTACCCAAATGGTTCTAGATAATCTCTATCCGTTTGATCTATATTAAATT